TTGAAGGTTACCTACTACGCGAAGATAACAGGCATTCAGGCAACGAGTTATGAAACATTAGCGGAGATCTATAAGAATAAGCAGAGCATTGAAAAGGCGATTGCAGTTGAAAAGGATAATGAAATAGGCGAATTAAAAAAGAAAAACAGACGGTTAATAATTACTAACACAGCACTCACACTCGGTATCACAGGACTGGCTTTTTCTACTATATATTTTGCAATCCTATAGCTATGGAGTTTGAACTACGTGATTTGATTACTTTAATAGGTGCGAGTGTATCACTTGCATCCCTTTATTTCGCTTTGAAGCGCAGTGTTGATAAGTTAGCTGGTCATGTTGCCAGTATTGAAACGTTCCACAAAAGAGAACAAAGAACAAAAGACTGAGTTGAATTCAAAGAACGCAAAGCTGGAAGGGAAGATTGATTCGATTCAATCACACATAGCTCAAATCAGCACCTCGCTTGCTGAACTGAATGGCTATTTGAAAGCTAATAAGTAAATACTATGCATACAATAGACCGCGAAAAGCTACATCGAGAATTATACGATGGGACTGGACCTGTTATCCCACGCATTCGCGAACTGATAAAGAAGTATGCACTTGACACCACTGTAAATTCATTAGAGAAAAGCTACCGCAGATATTTAGATAAAATAAATCTGCAACCGGTCAAACCAACTCCACAGCTTCAAAAGTTGGAGATTCCACAAGAAGCGAATCCACTTGACCTTCCACCATCGCAGGAAGCAAACTACAAACCTTTCAAGCTACCGACAAACCACAACAACATTCTGCTGCTGTCGGATATTCACGTTCCCTATCACAACATTCAAGCTTTAACGCTGGCACTGAAGTATGGACTTGACAACGATGTCAATACTATTCTACTTAATGGTGACATCATAGACTTCTATGCTATTAGCCGATTTGAGAAAGACCCACGTAAACGGAACTTTGGGCATGAAGTCTTAATGACCAGACAGTTTCTGCAAACGTTACGCAAGCTGTTTCCAAATGCTGCTATCTATTACAAATGTGGCAACCATGATGTGCGCTATGACCATTACATCATGCGCAATGCCCCTGATTTGCTTGGCATGGATGAGTTCAATTTTGAATCATTGATGAAGCTGGATGAGTTAAATATCACTTTCATTCCGGATAAACAAATCATTCACGCAGGTAAACTTACTATTCTGCATGGTCATGAGCTTGGCGCATCGGTATTCAGCCCGGTAAACATCGCACGCGGTTTGTTCCTGCGTGCAAAAGACAGCGCATTGTGTGGTCACCACCATCAAGCAAGCGAACACACAGAGCCAAACATCAATGGCAAGATTACTACGTGCTGGAGTGTTGCCTGTCTATGCGAATTGCATCCCGATTACATGCCAATAAATATAAACATGAAACGCAAGCAACATCCAAAAGTTATCCATCGAAAGTTGGGAAGGGAAAAAGCTGATGGATTGTACTGCGATAACGTTATTGAGATAGATCCAACGTTACCGCCAATGCGTTACATGATTGTTCTTATTCATGAATATCTTCACCACATACAACCGGAGTGGAGCGAAGAAAAAGTGGATGCTGAAGGCGAAGCACTTGGTCGCTTTCTTTGGAAGCATGGCTATCGCAAGGTGCAGCAATAGTTAAAACAAATGCTGCATACCTGCATCTTCAATTTCGTTATTCAATAAATCTAAAATGAATCGTGCCATTTTTATTTCATCAGCACTATACGATGAAATTTCAGGTATGTATTTTAATCGTTGTTTTACTTCTATAATTACATCATGCATTTTTGTTGCGTTAATTACGCAATCAAATTCATGTTGATCTTCTTTCAAATCAAATGTTAGTTTCGCTTTCATTTTCTATTTGTGTTTTGTTTGGTAACCCTGCTTTACAATCCGTATATCCATCATTGTACGAATCATGGATGTGATTCATTTCAATCGTTTGCACTGCGTTCAATAGTCCTTCCATTTCAGCCCACGTCATGCGTATGGCTTGACCTTTGAACTTGCGCTTTAATGCCAGATGCAATCTGCGAATGGCTGTTTCTTTTTTCTCTTGTGTCATAAATACTTTGTGTCTTTGGTTATGGTAAAAAGGTCTTTATTGACCGCTTTTATTTTGTGATGTAGATTGTCTTTGACATAGCGTGTTTTTGCATTGATGTACATGTTCAGCAACACCAATCGTTCTTCTTTCAACACATCAAGCGGCATTAGGTTTCTTTTGGGCATTGAGTTTCAGTATTTCGTTTTTGACGTGGTGATAGTATGCTTTAACGGAATAGTATTCACCTGTTCCTTCAAAGTCTTGCATGATGTCGCTGGGTGCGTTTGTGATTGCTTCATCCACGCAATACAACGCGCAGTTGATAGCTTTAAAATGTACCTGTGCTAACTGACCTTCTTGCGATTCACCTTCGACTATATCAAAATAGTTCGAGTACAGTTGCCATGCCTTGTCTTTTGCTTTCATTAGTAGTCGCTTTTAAAGTGATGAAAAAAGTATTTTGGTATATCTGCATGCTCCAAGTCTAAACTTACGGCATTGCCGCCTGTTTCATTTATGCGATTGGCTACAACTGTAAGATTTTTATTCATGCTTCCCCAGTTGGCAGCGTTGTAAAACATTTGCAATACTTGACAGCTTTGTGCCATACGGTGCAATGTATATTTCATAGCGTGACCACATCCATTCAGGTATCTGCTTTGAAATCCATTCGGGTGTGGCATAGTACATGCCACTCCAAATGATTATACTACAAATTGCGTTCATATTGTTCTATTGCTTTAAAGATTTGATATACTACTTGTGGTACGATTGCATTTCCGTATGCCTTTATGCTTTCGGTTCGCCATTTTGAAAAGGTAATTCCGTCCAGTTCGGTGGGAAGCCCATCATCTCCGCCACAAAGCGCGGATTGAGTTGGGAAGTTTTTCCATTGCTCATAAGGCGGATTAATGTCATTGAATGCATTGATCCTTCTTTGACCTGCGTACTTTTCATGTTCGCTGTTGCATTGGTTGAATCCATCACTGTCGGAGTAGGCAACAAACCAAATTCGTTCTCGTTGATGTGGCGCATTGACCGCGCTCGCAGGTATAATAAAGGGCGCGATTTGATACCCAAGATTTTCCAAGTCAGCACACACTTCGTCGAATACCAATCCTGCATTCCAAGTAATAAGGCCGCGAACGTTTTCTCCCACGACGTAACGTGGTTTAATCTCTCTAATGACTCTAAGCATTTCGGGCCATAAATGGCGTTCATCTTCCTTACCACGTCGTTTTCCTGCTTTGCTGTATGGTTGGCATGGGAATCCACCGGTAAGAACATCAATTTGGTTTGCATATTTTTTAAAGTCGCTTTTCGTTATATCGGTGAATAGTTCTGCATCAGGCCAATAGTAATTTAGCACACGTTGTCCAAACTCATTCCATTCGCAATGAAACTTATTTTCCCAACCCATCCATTCGGCTGCTAAATCAAAACCACCTATTCCGCTAAATAGTGAGCCATGTGTCATATGTTCAAAGTATTTAAGTATTCGCGCCACATTGGTACACGCTCCTGAAGTTTTGCGATTGCATCCGCATCAAACTCAACTACCTTTTCATGGATGCGTTCCTGCACTGGTATGTCGTATTCCCAAATTGACAAATCACTTTCAAGGTTAGCGTTTGGATTTTCATTAAGATAAGTCGGCATGTCGAATATCATGTTCTTTTCAATGCGTGATGCTTTTTTAATGAATTCAGGATTGCTTTGTGGATCTATTAGATTCATGCGCAATGATAGGCGGTACTTTTCCGTATCTATCATTTGACTTGGCGCATTGACCAGCACAAAGCAAAAGGTAGCTTTAGGCGCACCTGTTAGCCAGCAATAAGCTTGACCTTGCCAATAGTAATCTTTGCTTAGTTCATTCACCTTTGCATCAATGAAGGTATGGATGTCCCATGAAGATTTAATATCCGGTACATTGATTACTTCGCTGCCATCTTTGATTAGCAAGTCAGGTGTACCTGTGATGAAGTCATTTTGAAAGTTAAGTTCATTCTTGAACACGATTGCGCCACGTTCCCTGCGCCAAAGGTCGATTGCATCATTCTCTACGGCAATTCCCTTTTCAATGTACTTGTTGCTGATTTCTTTGTAGCGTTTGTACTTGTTCTGCACATAGATTTCGAGAAGTGCGCTTTTGCAGGTTTCACTTAGTCCTGTCTTTGTGCGTGCATCGGTCATAAGCTTACCAAGCTGCGATGCTCTAAATTTAGTTTGTTCCATTGTGTTCTTGTTATTTGTTGCGAATGTATTACAGCAGACCTGATAGCTGCTGCTTTTTAACATTTATTAACGGCTCGATTTGATTGAGTAGTTCGGGTGGGCATGCTTGCAGAATGATGTCGCAATCGTCTAAGCTATGTGCCTTTTCAATCAGTTCGTGTAAGTATTGCACATCCTTATTCGCTGAAGCCAGCGTGCCTTTCAATTTGAATGGCTTATACACATCTACGTTCTTACGATTCAAGTCGCGACCTAATAGCTTACCAAATGACACAGCAGCGTTTTTAAGGCACTCTGTTTTAAGTTTAGGAAACGCAAGGTCTAAAGCATTAGGTTTCTTATTATCTGCGTTCAATGCCCACCTATTGCGTTCTATTGGATCAGCAGCAATATGGCTCGGCACTTTATCTACCATGATAACAATGGATGCAGCACCTGTTCTGCGCAATTCGTAACCGGTTATCGGATGAATCACTACAAGGTCAAGTGAACCGACTACTTCATTCGCCATGCGTTCCCACTTAAAATTTTCAGTGCGCCAATGCCCAAAGAACATTTCATCTAAGGTTGTTTCTACGTGGCTAACTACCAGCGTGACGGCTTTGCCATCGGGTGTTTTTTCGATGCCTTCCTTATCAGGTGCAGCGTTAAGCATTTGCTGAAACTTTTGCAATGCTTCTAAGTTGTCT